CCCAACACCGCTAGTTATAGGCAGCACGGCACGTGACCCTTGGACCACACCATATGCTGCGGGGGCAGAACGGCCCCCCTGCTCCCTCGCCCTCATCCGAGGGGAAGATCCACTGCGCTTCTTTTTGTTGTTTTGCTTCTTTTTAGTCATGTTTTGTATTGGATCCGGCAAACATGCAACCGGACTGTTCATCACATCCTCCCTAATAAGGGTGGAGCCGTGCAGTCTCTCGGCATTTTGGTTAGCACGTAAGTGTTTACAGTGTCAAAGCACAAACGTTTTGGTCCGTTTAAAGGATGAAACCCAATTATGATGTACAACAATCTCAGTTGGTTAATACCATTTGGGCAAATGGATCAACCGCCCGAAGTCCTTCACTACCGTCGAAAAGGTGACACCCTGATAGAACCTTTCCAGGTTCATTTGTTCCTCAGGAGTGGTACCAAACGCTAGGTAGAAACTGTGTCTTGTGCGTGGATCAACAGCATGATACTTAAGGGACATACCCTTTCCTAACCATAACATGCCGCCGCCAACACCAGCATCTGGAACAGTATGCTTGTGCCGACCACGCCTAGGACCAAGGTTGACACCTGCAGCAACCCGTATATAGGAGCTATAAAACTCCTGATACACGGGAATGCCACCTGTCAGTGATAACCCTCCTTGACCCACGGCGTCGACCCACGCCTTACATACAGCCGGGGAATGGAGCTGCTTAAGGCTCAAGCAATCCTTTGACATTGCTTTCGGGAAGTTCCTAACCATCATATACCCACCAGGAGTAAAGATAGGATGAGTTTGACAGAATTCAATTCCCTCAATCTCATAGACAGGTTCCTCCACCTTCATGTTGAAACCCATCTCTAGAAACCACTCAGACAAACCACCTTGGAACTTAGCAAGATTTGAACGTTCTATTATCACAGTGCAATCATCTCCGTTATTACAGAGGCTGCCCTGTATGCCGCGGGTTTGAAGGTAGCAGTGAACAAGTGCACACATGATTAGACAGTTGCCCAGAGCGGTGTTCATATCTCCGCTCATCCGACAACCTTCAGTCACGTACTTCAATTTCCCATCGCGACAGTAGCCAACAACCTCATTATGAAGCTGCCACTTCAACAATTTCCGGAGCTCACTAGAATGGAAAATTCCATTATACACGGAATGTTCCCATTTAAGGGCTTCTACGGAAACATGTTGGTCAAAGCGACTAGCGTCAAGACCGATTGCAACTGGGCTACGATAACTGTTCCATTTGCGCTCAAATATATTGCCAATTTGCTGGGCATTATATCCCTTCAGAACTGTGGGTTCACCAAATATACGTGCTATCGCTCCATATATCCTATGCTCCACAGGACGAAGGTATTTACCAACTTCTACATTGTATCTAGGATCACGCGG